TGGCGCGAACCTCCGAGGCGCGAACCTCCGAGGCGCGAACCTCGTACGCGCGAACCTCCGAGGCGCGAACCTCGTACGCGCGAACCTCGATGGCGCGAACCTCGATGGCGCGAACCTCGATGGCGCGAACCTCCGAGGCGCGAACCTCCGAGGCGCGAACCTCGTACGCGCGAACGGGCGACCCGTTCGCCTGTCGACCGGTGAGACCTGGGACGAGTATCTGACAGAGACACTGCCGGCGCTGCTCGTCGCCGGCGGCAAGTCGCTGGAGAGCTTCGCCGAGCACTGGCAGTGCCACTCCTGGGAGAACTGCCCGATGGCGCATGCCTTCAGCGCGACCGATCTCATGACCGTCCCGATCCTGTTCCGGCCGCGTGCGGATCAGTTCATCCAGTTCTTCGACGCCAACCTGATTCCGTGGCCGCTGCCGACGAAAGAGGACCTCGTGAAGCAGCGGGAGGAGGCGCAGCAGCCGTGATGACCTGCGGTGCCACGACGACGGTCAACGGCGCGCCGGCGCCGCTGACGTGCAACCTCGAGACGGGCCACGCACTCATCGCGCACCTGAAGGCGACGCACTGCCCCACGTGCAAGACCGCCAGGCGCATCGACGGCGCGCGCGGCCGGCGCAAGTACGTGTGGACCGAGAAGGCTGATCACCTGCTGCGCGAGCACTACAAGCACAACGCGACAGCGATCGCCGCGCGGTTCTTCCCGCAGTGGCCGAAGTGGGCCGTCGTCAGGCGCGCCCAGCAGCTGGGGCTCTGTCGCGTGAAGGAGAAGCCATGGACGCGGGCGGAGGATCAGTTCATCACCGAGCACGCGGGCGCACGCACGGCACACTGGATGGCGAAGCAGCTCCGCACGCGGACGACGACCGCGATCGTGGTGCGGCTCAAGCGTCTGCAGATCAGCCGCCGTATTCAGGCCGATGGCCTGACGCTCTCGCAGCTCGAGAAAGCGATCGGTGTTGACCACCGCGCGATCGTCAGCTGGGCGCGCAGCGGCCGATTGAAGGGCGCCTACAAGACCAACCCAAACGAGCACGAGCGATGGGAGTTTCAGGAGGCCGACGTCGCGGAGTTCGTCCTCGCGCATCCGTCGGCGTTCCGGCTCGATCGCGTCGACCAGGTGTGGTTCATGGCGCTGATGCGCGAGGCCGTGCAGCGCGCCGCGGCGGGCGAAGGAGCCGCACCCCGCAGGAGTCGGAGGACGGAGCTCGGGCCCGCGACAACGCTCGCCAGGAGCGAGCTGCAGCCGTGTAGCGGTGCCGGAGACGACACGCCGTGCCCGCTCGGGAAGACCGTGCATGCCAAGCCAGGCCTCCCCGCGCGTTGCCCTGATTGCACGCTCGCGTTCAGACGGCACCTGCACAGCGAGCAGCGCGAGCGACTGAAGCGGATTCGCACGAGTGCTCCGGTCGCCGCGCGCGAGCTCGTGGAGGCCTGATGGCGTCGATGAAGCAACCGGCGATGTTCGCGCTGCGGAAGGTTGGCCAGGCTGAGCGCCCGCCGATCGAGGAGGCGATGCTCGCGCACGGCCTTCCGATCCCGGAGCAGGAGTATCGGTTCGCGCAGAGCATCGGACGGAATTGGCGGCTGGACTACGCCTTCGTCCAGTTCCACGTTGGCGTCGAGATCGATGGTGGCAACTTTGGGCGCTACATCGTGATTGAGCGCGGCCACGAACGGCGTCGCGGGCAATCTATTCCGATCAAGCCAGGCACGGCGCTTCGCGTCGGTGGACGGCACGCGACGGGCCAAGGAATGGCCGGGGATGCAGAAAAACTGAACGAGGCACAAATCTTCGGATGGATCGTGATTCGAGTCAGTACGACAGACATCCGCGACGGCCGCGCGATCGATCCGATCAAGCGGGCGCTCGTGGCGAGAGGGTGGCGTGCCAAGTAAACGCTGTTCTGATTGCCGTCAGTGGAAGCCGCTGTCGGACTTTCACAAGAACGCCGGCCGGCGGGATGGGCTTTCCGGACGCTGCAAGCGGTGCGCTGGTATTGCGTCCGCTGTCTGGCGAGAGGAGAACCGCGAGCGCTCGCGGCGCTATATGCGCGAATACAAGCGGCGCAACCCTGAGCATTGGCGCGAACGAGCGCGGGAGAACCAACGCCGCCGGTTCGCTCTTGACCCTGAGCCTCGGAGAGAAATGGTTCGTCGTCGGCGCGCCTTACTTCGCGGAACACCACGCGAAATAGTCGCATCGCCTGCGGACGTGACGCGCCGAGTCAAGTTCTTCGGCAGCCGATGTTGCTTCTGCGGCGGAGCGTACGAGTGCATCGATCATCTCTGGGCTCTACATCGTGCCGGCCTGCACACGCGAGACAACCTGTACCCAGCGTGCCGTCGGTGCAACGGGTCGAAAGGCGACAAGCCTTGGTACGACTGGTATGTCGAGCAGCCTTTTTTCAGCCGGCAGAGAGTGGCGCTAATTCGGGAGGCTTTTGTGATGGAGCACCCACGATGATCCGCGACGGCGAGGCGATGGAGTTTCTGCTCGCGGCGATGAAGTCGAGAGGATGGAGGGCGAACGACGATGGCACACCTATGCCCGCTGTGTAACGAGGAGTGCGAGTGCCGCGGTGATGACGGCCGCGTCGTGAGCCTGCACATGCCCGAGGACTGCGAGCACTGTGAGGCCGAGGATGACGACGACCTCGACGCGGATGACCAGGACGACGGCGACGAGCTCGATTGGTAGGAGGAGCGCATGGCCAAGCCGAAGAGAGTCAGTTACGAATTGATCGAGCGCGACAGCGTGATCGGTCATCCGATGTACGCCCTGCTCGACGAGCTCGTGCACGCGCACCACGACGAGCTGCGCCAGGCGCGGATCGCGCTCGCCTGGAATCTCGCGTGGAGGCCAGACGTGGACGGCCACTGCACGCTCGGCAAGTGCAAGCGCGCCGGCGACCTCGATCGCGAGCTCACACAATTCGACTTCATCATCCTGCTGCTGCGGCCGTTCTGGCGACATGAGTCCGTGACGGACCTGCAGCGGCGGGCGCTGCTCGATCACGAGCTGTGTCACGGCGCACTGAAGTACGACAAGCACGGCGAGCCCGTCGAGGACGAGCGCGGCCGCAAGGTGTATCGCACGGTGAAGCACGACCTCGAGGAGTTCTCGATCATCGTCGAGCGGTACGGCGCGTACACGAAGGACATCGAGACATTCTTCGCGGCGCTGCGGCGCTCAGGTTATCCGGAGTTCCGCGGCTGCGCAGCGTGCGCCGAGGATCCCGCGGGGATCGGGTGGCGGACGGTGCTGGTGGACACCACGAGCCGGACCACCGTGAAGCGCTGCGCGTGCTGGGTCGAGTGGCAGCAGGTGCGCGAGGAACTGTCGGCGTAGGGGTGCGGTCGCGATGTGTGGTGCTCGGACGATGGACGACCGTCGACGGCGGCGGCCGGCTCGTGCTGCTGCGCGACAAGACCTGGTGCACGTTGCGCCACGTCCTCCACATGCGCGGCTGTCCTGCGGTGTGGGTCTTCCGGTCACGCGCCGATGCGACGCGGGTGATCGGGCAGTGGAGCCGCGACGCGCGCGCGGCGATGACGGTGGAGGGGATCGATGATCAGTGCCGACCCGCACGTGTACGCGCTCGCCGAAGCCTTCGTGAACGAGATGCTCGATCAGGTCGGGACACAGGCGCTCTCGGTGCGCGTGGTCGAACAGCAGCGGCAGCGTGAGGCGCTGGTCTCGCGCGCCGCGGCCGCCATGCAGCAGGCCGTCGAGCAGGAGCTCGAGGCCATCCGCGCGGAACTGGTCGGATGACCTGTCCACGGTGCGGCGGCAAGACCGGCGTCTACGGCACACGGGGCTCGCACCGGTACCGGTGCTGCCTCAGCGCCACGTGTGGGCACAAATTCCGCACGCGGGAAATCCCCTTTGACGATAAACCGTCTATTACTGGACAGGGCCAACAATTAGCCGCCACAACAGCCGAGCGATCTGCGCACACTACAACGCATGCGACACAGCCTGCTGCGTTTGGTCGTGGCGGTGCTCTGCCTCGCGACTGACGTCCTCGCCGCTGGCCCTGTTCCCGCCCAGCAGATCACCTGGCTCCAGCCGAACACCTCGGCGACCAAGGCGCAGGGCTACACCTACACCTTGCACCTCACCGAAGAAGGCAAGGCGCCGCGCGACATTCCGGTCGCGAGCGTCCTCTGCGGCGGTCTGACGATCCACGCGGAATGTGCGGTCGCGCTGCCGGCCTCCGCGGAGCCAGCCATCATCAGCGGGAACGTCAGCGTCCTGCGGGCTCTGGATACGGCATTCCCCACGGCTCCGACGTCGAGCCTCCCGTTTACCGGCGATCAAGGGTGCATCTTCCGGACGCTGCTGTATGCGCTCAATGAGCGCGGCACCGCACAGTCGAATAAGCAAAACCTCACGACGGTCTACGCCGAATTCCAGACGGCGAAGTTCCGGCACGTCCGGACCGAGCCACTGCCCAAGGGCAACCAGTTTCACGTCATCGGCGAATGTGCCGGCCAGATCGTGCCGTGGCCCTGATGACGCGAGGAGTACGAATGCGACGTGTTGCTGCTCTGATGGTGCTCGTCCTGGTCGCGGTGGACGCGATGGCTCAGACGTCCTACCCCGCACCCTATCCAGCGGGGATGCGGGTACAGGTCGCACAAGCGGCGCTGGCGCGGAATACGCCGTCGCTGACGGGGACCTGCGGGCCCGATAACCATCCCTGCACGGCGGTCGACGCCATCTTGCCAGGTGTCTTCGGTGTGGTGCTCACCGATGCGCCGGTGCTCGACGCGGCCGGCTTCTGGTGGCTCCGCGTGACGTTCGATACACAGGTGACGGGATGGGTGTCGGCCTATCCGCCATTTCTGATCACGCTCACGCCGCCGGAGATGATCGCCGGGTCGAGTTTCCGCATCGGGGCGGATTACACCGGCCCGCCGTTGACGGCTGGGCGATGTCTCTATGACGGGTTGCAGGTCACGGCCACACTGGCACTGCAGCCAAGCGGGACGAGTGTCAGCGGCACGATTCAGTGTGCCGTCTGGGACAAGCCTCCGGTCGGGAATCACATCGCGGTCGTGCAGGCGATGAATCTCGGCAAGGACGGCGCCACGCAGACGACGCCGAGCACCGAGTTCCAGTTCATCGTCACGGACTCACCGAAGCCGCTCCCTCCGACCGCGCCCTCGAATCTCCGGATCGGTCCGGTGACGGCGCCGACTGTGAACAAGTGACCGATGACTCGCGAGCGTCGTCAGATCCGACTCCTGCAGCTCGCGATCATGCGCGCGCACTGGTCGCGGCCAAGACGGCGTGCCTACCTCGTGAAGAAGCTGCACCTCGGGCCAACGCCGTGGGCGAGTCGGCTGCCGCGCGGCGTGTATCGCGGACCATGGCCGGCCATCCTGGAGGCAATCGCGGACGCGTCGCCATTGCCAGACACACCGCACGCGCGAGAAGTAGCGTAACCCGGGCGACGTGAAGGAGAACGGACGATGAACAGGGCCAACAACCTGGCACTCGCGGGCGCGGTGGTCGCGACCTGGATACCGAAGCATGGGTTCTACGATCGCGGGATGCCGGCGGATCTCCCGTGGCGCTACCGTGTGCGCGGGCTCTGGCTCGAGCTCTGCCTGCGGGTGCGGCTCTTCTTCACGGGCGCGTACCGCGGCCTGAAGGGGACGGGCGTCTTCGGCATCGGCCGACTTTACGCGTCGGTGATTCGCGCCGACGGTGCGATCGAGCACCTGGGGCTGCTCTCGACGAAGTCGATCACGGACGCCGGCGTCGCCTATCTCGTCGACGACTGGGATAACGACGCGACCGACATCACGAGTCTGCACTTCCACGGGTGCGGCACCGGCACGAACGCCGAGAACGTGACGGACGTCGCCCTGCAGACGGAGTCGACGACCGCGCTCAACCCTGACAACACGCGCGCGACCGGCACCGAATCGCAGCCGGCGGCGAATCAACTCCGGACGATCGGGACGGTGACCTTCGACAACACGGCGGCGATCACGGAGCACGGCATCTTCAGCCAGGCGGCGACCGGCGGCGGCACGCTGTGGGATCGCTCGGTGTTCGCGGCGATCAACGTGGTGTCAGGTGACTCGATCCAGTTCACGTACACACTCTCAGTGTCCTCGGGCGGTTGACGAGATATGGGTCGATGGGCCATCAGATGGACACGGAAGGTATCAGCTGGAACATCGCGTTGTGATGCAACAAATTCTTGGAAGGCTACTACTCAAGAGCGAAACCGTGCATCACATTAACGGCGATCGCTCTGATAACCGTCCGGAGAATTTGCAACTGCGGAGTGGCGGACACGGCAAGGGTGCGCATTACATGTGCGCTGATTGTGGTTCTACAAATGTGGTGGCTGTGCCCTTGCCAACAGGAGCTGACCTCGCGAAGGCGGGTCGTTAATGGATCAACGTGCGAGGGCCGTCGCCGTCAGGACTCCCCCCTCTCTCGAAGAATTGCTATGAGTCTCTATACGACTTCCATCGGTACAGCGAACCGGGCGTTCTTCCCGAGAGACAGGGTTCTCAATGCCACTCATCACCGGATCGTGGACGCGTCTCACCGAGAGCGACTTCAACGAGTCGCTTCACTTCGCGGGCACGTCGTCCTACATTCACCCGATCACGCGGGTGAACACCGGGCAGACGGCCCGCGAGATCATCGCTGCGCAGGCCGTGCAGTTCGGATGGCCGTTGGTGGGGATCTATATCTCGGCCAGCGGTCAAGGGAGCCAGCCACACTGCTGCCTGCATCGCACGCAATTTCCCGCACAGACCGGCGGGCAACGCGAGGAGAAGTTACAAAACCAACTCGACGAGGCCTTTCGGATCATGTACGAGGAATCCGTCGAGCAGAGTCGGAGTAATTGGGTCAAGTCGCACATCTGGACGTATCAATCACAGGCGAACAACTACCAGCCACGCGAAGGCGGCGTCGGGCATTACGCCTTTTATCTGTCGAGCGAGAACCCGCCCGCGAGTTGGTGGCAGGAGATTCCGTAAGAGCCAGACATGGCGATCCGGACCCTGATCGGATTCGAAACCGGCGATTTCTCGGAAGCGACGTCGAGCACCGGGGCGACGATTTCCTCGAGCACCGTCAAGCATGGGGGGTACTCGGGCCGTGTCAACGCCTCGGGCGCCGGCGTCGGCAGCATTGAGATCCGAGATAATCCATCGAACAATTTTTCGCTGGCCACGATCTCGTTCAAGTTCGATCTCTACGTTGCCACGGCGCCGGGGAGCGGGAACGAAGTCGTCCTGATCATCAGCGATGGCGGCGGCGTCCCTGCAACGGCTTCCGAGTACTACCTGCGCATCAATTCGTCTCGGCAGTTGTTTGTTGTTGACGGCGCGGGGAGCACGCGCGGGACGGGTTCGACGGCGCTCTCGCTGAGTACGTGGTACAGCATCAGCGGCTATGTCGTGAACTCGTCGACGGGCGCGTTCGAACTGCGCATCAATGGCACGCTGGAACTCTCCGGCACCGGGAACTTCCGCGACTCTGACGGCATCTCCGGTGCGGTGGTATTCGCGCGACTGTATTTCGGCAAGCAGCATGACACGAGCGGCCAATCGCTTGATGTCTATTTCGATTCCATTGTGATCGGCGACGACACGACGATCCCCGATAGCGGGATGGGGATTATCGCCCGCTCGCCTGTGACGGGCGGATCGCCGACCGTCGACGCCTGGACGAAGTCGAGCGGCACCGATGCGGGCGCCCTGTGGGACGAGACGCCGTTCAATGCGACGACGAATTGCGTCTCCCCGGGGTCCGGTGATCCGCTCGCGCAGACCGCCGACGTCGCGTCGTTTGCGTCGACGCAGAGTCCGCACGGCAGCGACACGATCGCCAGCGGTGACACGATCTCGTTCGTTCAAGCGATCGCGATCGCGAAGCGCAGCTCCGGGGGCGGTCGCACTCACGAACTTCGCTACAAGTTTGGCAGTAACGCCGCCGTCGATACGGCGATCGCGCCCGCCCTCGGGACGAGTGACGCCTTCGTCCGTGGCGTCATGCAATCGAGCGTCGCCTATGCGGATCTGAACGCGGCGGAAGTCGGCGGCGAGAAGTCCGGAGGGGCGGCTGGTCAGTCAATGACGATCGAGGACATCTGGCTGATGGCGGCCTATGTGGCCGCGGCGGCACCCAAGACCGCGCCGGGATTCATGCGGTTTGCCCATCACCCACGGCTTCGCTATCTCGGGTCGAGAAGGAGCGCGTAATGCTCGGGAGAATCTATCGCGTACCGATCAGCGGCACGATCGCCCAGGCGAGCGGCGATTACGATCTGCTGAACGTCTCACCGGCGGATGACAAGCCGTGTATGCTCTTCGGCTGGTCGTTGGGCCAGATTACCGAAGCGGGCGACGCGGCGGCGGAAATGCTCGACCTGTCGATCCGCAAGGTCACCGGCTCCATTACGGATAGTAGTGGCGGCGACTCGATCACCGTGTTGACCCCCCCTGGTTACGCAAGCGTCGGATTTACCGCTCGATCGCGAGACTCGGCGATCACGACGCAGACCGGAGGTGCGGATGATCTGATCGAGCGTCGCGGCTGGAATCTGCAAGCCGCTCCCTACGATATGTATCTCCCGGAAGAGTTGATCCCGGCGACGCTGGTCAGACAGGGTGAGCGGCTGATCGTTCGGCTCGAGACGGCCGTCGCCGACGATCTCACGATCAAGGGTGTTTTCTACGTCATCGAGATCTAAGACGTGCCACTGATCACGCGGTCGCGGATCGTTCGGTATCTGCCGAAGCGACGCTTCGTCACGTCGAAGTTGACGAATCTGATCCTGCAGTCTGTCGACGGGACGCTGACGACCGTCGGTGCACTCTCGAAGCAGATCGGGAAGATCACGTCGGCGACGCTGACGACCGCCGGCGCGCTGACGAAACAGACCGCCCGAGCACTGACTGCGACGCTGACGACGGCAGGCGCCCTCACGAAGCAGACGGCGCGCGCGCTCGAGGCGACGCTGACCTCGGCCGGCGCCATCATCAAACAGACACAGAAGGTCCTCGTCGGGACGCTCTCGAGCTCCGGGACGCTGATCGGCCTCTGTCTGAAGGCGCTCGGCGGCACACTGACGACTGCGGGCGATCTGGTCAAGCAGACCGCCAGGGCGCTCGACGCGACGCTGACGTCGAGCGGTGCGCTCGCGGCGATCAAGATCGCCCTGAAGTCGCTCGACGCGACGGTGACGACGGCCGGCGCACTCCTGACGCAGACACAACGGGCGCTGACGGCGACGCTGACGACGGCCGGCACGCTCGCCAAGTCGACGATCACGCTGCTCGAGGCGACGCTGACGACATCCGGCGCCCTGACCACGATTAAAGCCGCGCTGAAGTCGCTCGAGGCGACCGTCACGACCGCCGGTGCGCTCGCCAAGCAGGCCCACAAAGCGCTCGCGGGCACGCTGACGACGTCCGGAACAGTAACCCCCCTGCTTCAGAAAACGCTCGCGGCGACGCTCTCAACGGCCGGGACGCTGCTGAAGCAGACCAGCCGGGAGCTGCTGGCGACGCTCTCGACGGCCGGCGCCCTGACCGCGGCCAAGATCGCGCTCCGGTCGCTCGAGGGCACCCTGAGCACGGCCGGCGCACTGACGACACAGACCGCCCGGTCGCTCACGGCGACCCTCTCGAGCTCCGGCGCACTCGTGACGTCGACGGCGAAGGCGCTCACAGCGACCCTCTCGAGCTCAGGCACGGTCACGGCGATCAAGACGGCGCTCCGATCATTCGACGGGACGCTGGCCACCGCCGGCGACCTCTCGACGTCGACGGCGAAGACATTCGTCGCCTCGCTCAGCACGGTCGGCGCCCTCACGAAGAGCACGGCGAAGTCGCTGGCGGCGACGCTGACGACGGCCGGCACGCTGACGATCGTCCGGGCGAAGGATTTCGTCGCGACGCTCAGCTGCTCCGGCACGCTGTCCCGACACGTTGCCAGGGCACTGTCTGGCGAAATAACCCCCCTCTCTACCCTAAATAAACAATCGCTGACGTCGACGGCCGGGACGCTCGCGATCACGGCCGTGCTGACGGCGGTACTCTTCGCGCCGCCGCCGGAAGGATTCGTCCGTCAGGCCAGGACGAAGGCGCCGAAACTGTCGACGGTCTCGACATCCGCGCCGACGATCCGACCGAGCTCAACGTCGGAGCCCACACTCCGCCCGACGCAGACGAAGAAACCGAGGATCATCTGATGGCGCTTCGACCTGTCCGCCTGGCCGTGCTCGAGGGAACCTCCGGGACGGTCGTGCTGTTCCTCGAGGACGAGAACGGCGACGCGATCCCGCTGACCTCCGTCAATTCCCTCACGCTCGACCTCTTCGACGTCAACACGCAGGAGACGATCAACAACCGCGAGGATCAGGACGCGCTCAACGCGAACGGCGTCGCCGTGGCTGGTCTGTCGGGCCAAGTCACCTGGCAGTACGACGCGGAAGATACCCCCTATCTCGGGGAAGACGACGACGAGCTGCCGCAGGAAGAAGAGCACGTGGCCCACTTTCGAGCGACATGTACGCTCAACGATCGGACGGTCACGATCGCGCGAGAAGTGCGGTTTCGGGTGAAGAACGTGCAACGGTATAGCCCGACGGCGTAGAGGCGCACCCCATGGGCGAATTTCAAATATCCCCCCCTCTCTGTCAGAACGAGAAACCATGACTCAGCTCGCGTTGTTTCCAAAGCGGGGTCAGAAAATGAAACTCGAGGTTTCTTGTGTTCAATGCTCAACTGCGATTGAAACGAGAAATCCTAAGCGGAAATATTGCACCGCGTGCTCAGCCGAACAGGCAACTAAGCGATCCGTCGAAGCCGTACGTATCCATCGGACGTGTGTTGGTTGCGGGTTAAGGTTTTGGAAAAAATATGGAGGGAAGAACCATGAACAACGCCGATTTTTTCATAATTACGAATGCTCGGTAGCCTGGAGGAAAGCACAACAGTCAGCCGAACTGCAGACGAGAAAAATACGCGAATCCGAAGTGCGCGCGGAACGTCGAAGATTAAAGAGTGTGGAGCGAGAAGAACGCGCACAGCGTGAGATGAATAAATGGCACCGAACGTGCCCCGCCTGCCGTTGCGAATTTCACGCCCCCCCTATCCTGAGAAAACATCGAGCCGGCCGTTCGAAATTCTGCTCTGACGAGTGTCGACGATCATCGAATCTCGAACAGCGTCGGATCTACCAACAGTCACTCAGGGCAAAGGGTCGCAGAAATCGCGGCAGACGTGGGAAAGGGTCACATTATCAGCGCGCAATTAAGAACGGTGCGGCTCATGAACGAGTCGACAGATTCAAAGTGTTCGAGCTCGCCGGATGGCAATGCCAGATCTGCGGAATTGATACCCCCCAATCTCTTCTAAAAGATCCCAGGCACCCGCAAGCTCCAACGCTTGATCACATCGTTCCGTTTGGTAAGGGCAAAGGTGGAACACACACTTACGATAACGTTCAATTGCTCTGCCGAAGATGCAACTCAAATAAGTCGGACATGGTCTTGCGGCCTGGAAGCATTCGCGATGTCGTCGTCGTGATGTACGGGCGCCGAAGATTTAAAGAAGTTTGGTCGGAAATTAAAAAGAGGGCGGCCGAATTCGGTTTCGATCTTCAAGAAGAGGTGGCGAACTGATTGCGTGTTTGTGGTCAACCTGGCTGTTTCGAATTGGTTGAGAAGGGACGCTGTGCCAAACACAATTCCCATGCCCGGCACAATCCAGAGGAAATACCCCCCACTCTCTCAGAAAACGCCAATCGAATACGGCCAAATCGACACGCGCTCGGCTACAACAACGATTGGGCTCGACGTTCGAAAGCTTTTCTAAGGAAGTATCCATTTTGCGGAATGCGTCCTGGGAACCGTCGACCTGTGATGTCGGGTTGTTTCGAACTTGGTAAGAGAACGCTTGCGTATCAAACCGATCACGTTGTTCCACATCGAGGAGATAAAAAACTTTTCGACGACGAGGAGAACAATTGGCAAGCGTTGTGCCGGAAGTGTCACGGGGTGAAGTCAGGGCGAGGACTGTGACCACCGAAAATCCGGAGGAGTTGCCAGTTCGATAAATAGGTCCGGGGGGGTGTCGCGAACTAACGCGCGGCGCAACAAGCCGGGATGCCTCCAGCCGTCGTTTTCCGACTTTGCAACATTTGGGGAGCTTTTGACCTGACGTGAAGCGCACCCGGCGCTGGGAATTCGTGAAGCAGGACGCCATCCGGCTGGCGACCCTGGGCCTGTCGGACCTTGAGATCGGGCAGCGGTTGGACCTCAATCGCGCCACGGTGTATCGGTGGAGAAAGGCCGGAAAGCTGACGGTCGAGAGTGCGTCGCCGGTGGGTCGTCTCGGGGTCGAGCGGCTCGATCAGACGCCGGCGCAATGGGCGGCCAACGTTCGGGCGGAGTTCGACCTCGATGCGACGGACGACCAGATTCTCCGGATGGCGGAAGCGGTGGCCGTGATTGCGCGCGACCCGCACGCGGACGCGAAGCTGCGCCTGGCGGCGATGCGGGAGTTCCGCGGCGCGGTCAAGCAGCTGGCGCTCGTGACGCGCGCCACGCAGCCGGCCGACGCGCCGACGCCGGAGGCGCCGAAGCGGCAGACGTTCCAGGCGCCGAAGCGGACGGGGACGGATCCGCGGGCGATGTTTGTGGTGAAGTGATGGGACTTGAGGAAATTCCCCCACCCATTCCACGGCCTAGACGAACGGCCGCGGCGAGGTGCGCCTATTGCGGGACGTACGGATCGCTCGGTCGCTGCGATTCATGCGGGGCTCCGAACCAACCCAGCAATCCTCGGCCGCCGACGACGGACATCGGAGGCATACAACTCAAATGATCCTGATGGTCCCGCGCGACGCCGAGCTCTGGCCGTCCCTCGGCGGTCAGGTCTGCGACTTCATCGAGCAGAACATGGTGTTCGGCCCGGGCGACCTCCGCGGGCAGCCGGTGATCCTCGACGACGAGTGGCGCGCGCTCATTTACCGGATGTATGAGGTCTACCCGCAGGGCCACGACCTCGCCGGCCGTCGGCGGTTTAAGCGGTGCGGGCTGATGCTGCCGAAGGGGCTCGCGAAGACCGAGAAGGCCGCGATGCTCGCTATCTGCGAGCTCCACCCGGAGGCGCCGGTGCGCTGCACCGGATTCACTCGGCAGGGCGAGCCGATCGGCGGTCCAGTGACGGACCCGTACATCCCGCTCGTGGCAACGTCGCAGGAACAATCCGACGAGCTCGCGTTCACCGCGATGCGCGTGATCGTGGAGAACTCGCCGCTACGCGACGACTTCGACATCGGCCTCGAGCGGATCCTGCGCAAGCGCGGCGACGGCAAGGCCGAGGCGCTCTCGACGAATCCGAACTCACGTGACGGTGCGCGGACGACGTTCAGCGTGGTCGACGAATCACACCGCCTGACACTCCCGAAACAGAAGCAGGCCTACCAGGTCATGCTCACCAACATCCCGAAGCGGTACGGCGCGGATGGCTGGATGCTCGAGACGACAACGGCGCCTGAGCCCGGCGCGGGATCCGTGGCCGAAGGAACGCTGGATTACGCGCGCTCGGTGGACGAGGGCCGTGCCATCGACACGACGAGCCTCTTCTTCTTCTATCGCTACGCCGCCGAGCAGCATAACTTCTCGACGGCCGATGGCCGCATGGATGGGCTGAAGGACGCGAGCGGCGAGGCCTGGCGATGGCGCGATCTCGTGTCGATTGCGGCGCTGTGGGACGACCCAGGCCAGGATCACGCGTATCTCGAGCGCGTCTACGGCAACCGGCTGGTGAGGGGCACGACGCAGGCGTTCTCCGTGATGCGGTGGCGGGAGCTCGCGGCGCCGCGGCCGGTGGAGCCCGGGACGCTGATCACGGTCGGCTTCGACGGATCACAGTTCCACGACTCGACGGCGATCGTCTGCACGGAAGTCGCGACGGGCTACCAGTGGCTCGCGCAGGCCTGGGAGAAGCCGGCCACCTGGCCGGACGGCAAGCAGTGGCAGGTGCCGGCGGAAGAGGTCGACGCGTGCGTCCATCGGTTGTTCGAGACGTTCAACGTCTGGCGCATGTACTGCGATCCTCCCTACTGGCAATCGTGGGTGTCGAAGTGGATCGGCATCTGGGGGAAGGAACGCGTCCTGGAGTGGTGGACGAATCGCCGCGGGCCGATGTGTGCCGCGCTCGAGGCCTTCAATACCTCCATCCGTGACGGGTCGATCTCGCACGACGGATCGAAGGTGTACGAGCGGCACATCGGGAACGCTCGTCGGAAGAACCTCCCGATGCTCGACGACCAGGGCAAGCCGATCTGGCTGATCGAGAAGGAGCGGCACGACTCGCCGAACAAGATCGACGTCGCGATGGCCGGCGTCCTGTCGTGGGAGGCGCGGAACGACGCGATCGCGGCGGGCGTGCTCGTGCCGGTGCCTGAGCCGCAGTATCAGGCGCTCATATTTTCGGGGCGGTGACGCATGGGTGAACCGCAGCTCGTGATCGTGTCGCGTGGGCGTGGACGACCGAAGGCGAAAGAGCAGGGATCCAGCGTGTCGACGTGGATCCCGGAGACACAACACGACTTCCTCGTGCGACTCGCCGACGAACGATCGACGAGTGTGTCTCAAGTCCTTCGAGACCTAGTGGATACCGCGCATCGAGTCGTCCAAAAACGGCGCGCGGCGGTCAAGTCTCCCGGGTTGAAGTAGCCATTTTCCTAACTACACAAATCAGCGCGTCGTCCAAGCGGCTGAGCATGGACGGCGATCCCCATGCTCAGCCGGGCGTTTTCCGTTCTCACGGTCAAGTCGATCGACGAGGATCAGCGCATCATCCGCGGCGTCGCGACGACGCCCGAAGCTGACCGGATCGGCGACATCGTCGAGCCGCTCGGCGCCATCTTCAAGAATCCCCTCCCACTGTTGCTGTTCCACAAGGCCGACAAGCCGGTCGGGACGGCGGTCTTCGATACGCCCACGAAAAAAGGCATCGACTTTACGGCGAGCCTGCCGCGGATCAACGAGCCGGGCACGCTGAGGGACCGCGTTGAGGAAGCCTGGCAGTCGCTGAAGGCCGGCTTGATTCGCGGCGTCTCGATCGGGTTCAACGCGCTCGAGGACGGCGTCGAGCTCCTCAAGACCGGCGGCCTCCGGTTCACGAAGATCGAGATCCTCGAACTCTCACTCGTCACGGTGCCGGCGAACGCGTCGGCGTCGATTCAAACGATCAAAAGCATCGTCGCCGAGCAATTCGCCATGCCTGCGCAAAACGCTCGCGGCTCTTCCTCGTCCGGTGCCTCGGACACATCTCGAAGGACTGGACCGATGAAGAAAACCATCGCGGAACGGAAGCAGGTCTGCGTCGCCGAGAAGGCGGCCAAAGTCGCGCGCATGAATGAACTCATGGGCGAGGACGACGGCGCGACACTCGACGCGGCCGGGCAGGAAGCATTCGCCACGCTGACCGACGAGATCAAGGCGATCGACGATCAGCTCGCGCGTCTCGAGACGCTCGATCGCGTGACTCGCGAGTCGGCGGTCGTCGTCAAAGGGGGGACTCCCGAGGAGGCCTCGACGGCGCGGTCGACGCAGACGTCGCGCGTGATCACGTTCAAAGAAAACCTGCCGCCCGGGTATCAGCTCGCGCGCGCGGTCATCTGCAAGATCAACGCGTACATCAATCACGTCAACGCCTACGAGGTGGCGAAGGGACTCTTCCCGAGCGACACGCGCGTCCAGGAATACCTCCGGCCGCAGTACCAGCGCGGCACCGTCGCGGCCGGCACGACGACCGACACAGACTGGGCGACGGCCCTCGTCGATCCGACGAACCTCGCGAGCGAGTTCATCGAGTATCTGCGTCCGATGACGATCGTCGGGAAGTTCGGGACCGGCGGCATTCCGGCGCTGCGGAACGTCCCGTTCAATGTGCGCATCGTCGGACAGACGACTGGCGGGACGGCGAACTGGGTCGGTCAGGCGAAGCCGAAACCGCTCACGAAGTTCCACTTTGCGCCGACCACGCTCACGTGGGCGAAGATCGCCGCGATCTCGGTCATTTCCGACGAGCTCGCGCGGTTCTCGGTGCCCGGCGCGGAAGGTCTCGTCCGCGATGCCCTGTCCGAGACGATCGTCGAGAAGATCGATACCGACTTCATCGATCCCGATGTCGCGGTCTCGGCGGACGTCTCGCCGGCGTCGATCACGAACGGCGTGACGCCGCTCTCGTCTGCTGGGACGTCGGCGGACAACATCCGATCGGACATTCAGAACCTGCTCGAGCAGTTCATTCTCAATAACCAGCGGGTGACCGGTCTCGTGCTGATCATGCCGGAGACGCTGGCACTCGCCGCGTCGATCATGGTCAACGACCTCGGGCAGCGGGAATTCCCGGACCTCGAAGTCGGCGGCGGTCGTCTGCTCGGGATCCCGGTCATCACGTCGCAGTATGCGGCGGACGAAGGGACACACGGCAACCTGCTGATCGCGGTCAACGCGCGCGAGGTCTTCCTGTCGGACGACGGGCAGGTCTCGATCGACGTGAGCCGCGAGGCCGCACTCGAGATGCTCGACACCGGGTTCACGCAAAGCCAGCCGACCGGCGCGTCGCTCGTGTCGCTGTGGCAGAACAACTTGCTCGGCATCAAGGCGGAGCGCTACATCAACTGGAAGAAGCGGCGCGCCGAAGCCGTGTCGTACATGGACGACGTGAACTGGGGCAGCGTAGGCAGCCCGGCGTAGCGTCGTTTCGGATCGTTTGGGGGCCGGGTCAGGCGGGCGAGCCTGGTCCGGCCGTTGTGTGATCTATGCACCTGACTCCGATGGTCGCGCTCGTGGACTTTTCCTTCCGCACACGCACGGCGAAGGCCGGCGAACGATTCGACGCGACGCCGGTCGAGCGGATCGTGCTCAAAGCACGCAAGCAGGCGCGAGTCGCGACGGCCGCCGACGATGTCGCGGTCGATCCGGCGCCTGACACACCGACACGCAAGCGCAAGCGCACATACAGGCGACGCGACCTCGTCGCGGAGCCGAAGGCGTGACGTTCAAGGCCTTCGTCGGTCGGGTCCGAGACTTCTTCTTCTACAAAGCCGCTCCGCAGAACCTGTCCTCGGTCAACAGCCAGGGCGGCTGGTGGCCGCTCGTCCGGGAGCCGTACGCCGGCGCCTGGCAGCAGAACGTCACGATCGACGTCACGACGGTGCTCTCGCATCCGGCGCTGTTCGCCTGCGCGACGCTGATCGCGTCCGACGTCGCGAAGATGCGGCTCAAGCTGGTGCAGCAGCGGATGCCGGGGCTCTGGGTCGAGGCCGAGAACGTCGCGTATGGGTCGGTGATCCGCAAGCCGAACCACTATCA